AAGAAGTAATTAGACTAGAATACAAAATATAATAAACGAAGTACAAGCAATAGCAGTAAACGAAGTACAAGCAATAGCAGTAAACGAAGTACAAGCAATAGCAGTAAATGAAGTACAAGCAATAGCAGTAAACGAAGTACAAGCAATAGCAGTAAACGAAGTACAAGCAATAGCAGTAAACGAAGTACAAGCAATAGCAGTAAACGAAGTACAAGCAATAGCAGTAAACAAAGATCACAAAAAATTTATAAAATATTATGACCTTCTAAGTTAGGATATAAACCTTTATTATTCTTTTTAATTGAATTATTTATACTATTTGTACTATATGTTTTTTCTAAACAGGCTTTTTCTGCTTCTTCTATTTCATTATTTTCTTTTAAAACTGTCGGTAAACTTTGTGTTCTCTTAAAAGAATTAGTAGAAGATTTTGTTGATTTAAGTAATGAAGGATATTTTTTTCTTTCTTTTTTTGTCTTTTCACAACAACAGAAAAATATTAATAAAAATAACATTGTTATAATTAATACTACAACAATACCCAAACCAACTGTAATATCTTCGTCTTTATTACCTTTAAATATATTAGTTATATTCATATTATTGTATATTGTAGTAATTTTCTTATATAAAATAAAAAAATTTTTTAAAGATATATTTTATTTAAGATATATTTTATCCTTCATTTATAATAGTTTCATGATTTCTCATTTGAACGGTTTCACACATTTTATATCGCGGATTATATCTACATAAACGCCATTGTTTCTGTATTTTTTCTGCTGCTTTCCACTTCTTTTCGTCATATAGACTCACTGTTCCGTCTGGATATATTGAATTTATATTATTAGGTATTTCTAGTGTTTCTCCCTTTAAAATTCTATCTAGAAATCGAAATTGTTCTTGTTTCATACCTCCGTCAGTCCACATTAAGTTTTGTGTCGCGTGTCCACAACCCATCCAAAGTTCCGAATAACTATGTCTTTGGAAAAAAGTTTGCATTATTTTTTTTGGTTCTTCACCTTTCCTATTTATCATAAATTTTATTACTATAAAATATCTGGCATAACAATCATGACCCATCATAGCAGGTTCTGTTATTTCATCCCAAGATAGAAAATCGATATATTCAGTCATACCTATCCTATTTCCTATATATTTTTTTGGTAACGTAGCAAGATGATCAAAAAACATATTTATTGATTAATTAATATAAGTTTATTTAATCAATTTTTTTATAAAAAATTATAGATTATATTGAAATCTACAAGGGTCTAAGCTTTGACGAAATCGAAGATTTCTAATAAAAAAGCTTATTTATACATTTTAACAGTTTTTTTCCCTCCCTTTGTAATAATCTCTCCAATTGGGTCTCCTGGTCTTTCTGCCTTAGCTGCTTCATAATCATAAATATAATTGCCTTTCTTTGCATATTTTTTACCATTCTTTCCTTCTATAGTGGTAAAACCTATTTTCTTAGTTTGGACTCTTGTTTTTCTTTCTTTTTCTTTAATTTCATCTCTAATATTAGCAGTATGACTAAATGATTTCCGTGTTTTTATATCACCAAAATTAACACATTTAATTCCTTTATTAGTTTTTTTATTATCGTTTAAGTTAAGATAACAATCTATAGCACCGTCTTTAATAATACCTAAAACAATATCCATAATATGTCTCTTTCTTTCCGCAATATTATATAATACTTGGTCTGAAGTCTTCCCTGTAAAATCATTCATTATAGTTATATCACTTCTTAATTGTGCTTGTGTTGCCTTAGATAAATAAATATAAATATCTACATTTCTCTCTTTCTTAGGTAATTCAATATGTGAATTAGTTCTTACTGCTCTACCTATAACTTGGTCTAATCTTACTGGATTCCAATATGGCTCTACAACGTGAAGTTGTCGCACATTTCTAGTATTTAAACCCTCTGCTCCTTGTTTAGTAGTCATAAGGATTTCCAATAATTGCCCTCTTTGATTAGACATATTAATTGCTTCTACTTGTCTCCTAAGTTTATCTGGTAAATTATTTAATTTATCATTATATATATTTAATATAATATCACTCTCTTCGTCGCCAGACCATACCGCATATTTAGGGTTAGTATCAGTTTTAGGGTCAAAATCTAAAATCCAATCTCCTGAGGCGTCCTTCTTTACTTTAAAAGGAGAATATCCATTTGCTTTTAAAGCTAAACTTAAAATTCCTACACCTTCACTGGTTTTATATTCAGTATAAATAAACTTAAGACCTTTTTTGGAACTACCCCTATCTCTAAGTAAACTTTCAATAATTTTGGCGTATTTAGGGGAATATTTAGATAATTTTTCTGGATTTCCATTATCAAAAGCAAGATATTCTTCTCTATGTTTATCTAATTCTTTTAACGCACTATGAAGTCTCTTTTCATACTCTTTACTCTTACCTTTAACTTCTCTAATTTTATGAACTAATTCCCCTCTTAATCTATCTTTATCAGTAGTCTTCTTTGCTTTCATTATTTTCTCTTCATATTCATTATTAAGTTCAACAATTTTTTGCGTTATTTCACTATCATCGTCAAATTCTATATCTTTTAAATCACCTTTAAATGGTCTCTCTATTGTTTCAGGGAAAACAAACTGACACAACATACGAGAATAAGCACGATACGAAGAATTAACCTTGAAAATATCACCAGATACATCCTTATTTTTCTTACCAATTGATAAACTTGGTTTCTTCTTCTCTTTGGAATTACTATCTTTTTCTATCTCACTCTTTCTTACTGCTGCATATTTATTAAACATATAATCACTCATTGGTATTTCCAATATTTCCTTGGTTCTTATATCAGGTACCAAGTCTTGATTCGCACTCGCTACATAGGAAACCATACCAATAGTTCTTCTTTTGAATAATTCTTTATCTTTGATATCATTTTTATCTGCGTCATAGAACATATTCATAAAGTCTTTATTATCGTCTGGAAAAGTGGTAGTAACTTCACTCTTGACATATATAATTTTATAATGGAGTTTTTCTTTTATATAAGTGGAAACTTGTTCTATGAATTGGGAATCAGAAATATTATTTAATTCACTTCTGACTAAACCATTCTCGTGATTAATAAACCCATATGGATTTCTACTAAATTTAACTTCCTTACTTCTACTATCTATTATTACTTGATCTATTAATGGATGTTCATATAATTCTTCCTCTAAATCATCCCATTCCATTCTGGTTCTACCTTTGCCGGGTCCTAATGTTAAAATATAATTGGTTATATATCCCCTAAGAACATTAAATATTTTCGCAACTTCAAAAGGAATATTTTTCATAGGTGTTCCAGATAAAAAGACAAACCTTACATTATGAGCATTCATAAATAATTCATTCAATCTGGTTGCCCTCATACTTCCACCTCCAGCCATACCATTAATAACATTATGGACTTCATCAATAACTACTATTTTATCATCGAAATATCTTTCTAACTCCATTTTATCCAATTGTGCGGCGGTTAAACCATTAGTATGTTTAAATTCATATTTGGAATCAATCATTTTCATAATTTGTAATTTAATTTTCTCTTTATCTTCACCAGAAAAAGAAGAAAAATTATCATTTTTAGTGAAATCTATAAAGAAGACACCTTTATTCGCATTAATTGCTGCCCTAGTAATACCCGTTTTTAAAGCAAATAAATATGATGGTCTGTCATTTGTTGGAGAACATGGAACAAAAACCCAATGCTGATTTAATTTGAAATATTCGTCACCACATTCCATTAATTGTTGAATGTAATTTTGTTTAATACTCTTTTGTAATAATACAACTACTTTTCTATCTTCCTTATTTGATTCAGTTATCGCAATAGAAGCACATGTTTTACCTACACCTAAACCGTGATATAATAGTAAACCTCTATATGGAGAATTAACACTTAAATAATCGCGGACTATTTTTTGAGTAGGGAATAAATCTCTTTTTTCTGGTTTTGTAGATTTTTGACATTCTTCATCCTCTAAATCACACCACATAACAGGTTTCTCCCTTGTTTTATATTTTTTGAATGTTGTATCAAACCACCTAATAAACTTCTTACGATTTGGATTTTCCCAATGAGAAATTTTTAAACTATCATTCTCAGGTCTTACATATTTTTCCATACCTATAGGAACATTTACAGGTAACTGATTAAGAGAATCTGGTTCTTTTATACTCTTTTTTATAGTAATTGTTTTCTTTGCTGAAGTATTATTCTTTACCGAGTTATTTTTTTTTACATTATTCTTTTTTACATTACTCTTTACGACATTATTCTTTACTGCATTATTCTTTTTTACAGAGTTCCTTTTAATACTTATTTTCTTTTCAATAGGACAAAAACCCATTTTAACCATTTTCTTATCTTTGTCTAATTCTGTCGCGCACCATTTTCCTTTTTGACCGGGAACGCATTCTTTATATAAGTTCCCTTTATGAATGAAGGGGAATTGACATTCGCCTTCTTTAACTATAGTGTGTCCTGAGTAATTTTTCCCTGTTTTATCTATTGTGGAAGCTATAATTTTTTGAGACATATATTAATATATTATAAATTTATTTTGAATTAATTACTATTATTTTTCTTGAAATTTTTTTTAGAATCTTTAGGTAAAGAAATCATTTTACCTAATCTTACACCGCCAACTAAATGAAAATGTAAATAATATATTTCTTGTCCTCCGTCTTTATTACAATTTATTACAATTTGATATTAGTCTATAACTACTTTCATCTATATTAAACTGTTTAGCCAATTTTTTAGCAGTTAATAATATTTTAGACAAATAGATTGTATCTTCTTCTTCTATATTATTTAGATAAACTATCTTTTTGTTTGGAATAATAAGAATGTGAATAGGTGCGTCAGGATAAATATCATCAAACGCGGTAATATATTCGTCTTGATAAACAATATTAGCAGGTGCTTCTTTATCTCTAATTTTTTCAAAAATATTTTTTTCCATTATATTTTATTTTTTTATTATATTCATTATAGGAACTTTCATTTAGGTAAATTTAAAAATAATATAAAATTGAATTTAAAGATTGAAATTTATTATTAATATAAAATGGAAAACGAAATTATTAAACTCAATCCTTTTAATTTAAAAAATAAACTAATTACTAAAGAAGAAGTTATTAGAATATTAAAGGAATATGATATAGAAGAAGAAATACATAATTTAGAGTATTATCAAAGGGCATTCATTCATAAATCCTATATAAAAAAGGAAAATAAAGACGACGTGGAATTAGAGGAAAAACCAGAAGATTGTTTAGATTTACAAGAAACTTCAAATGAGCGTTTAGAATATTTAGGAGATGCCATATTATCTGCTACTATCGCAAGTTATTTATATGAGAGATTTCCGAATGAAGAAGAAGGATTTATGACTAGAATTAGGACTAAATTAGTGAATGGGGAAATGTTAGGTTCACTTGCGGATAAAATGGATTTAAATGAACATTTAGTTATTTCTAGACACGTAGAGGAGAAATGTAATGGGAGGAATAGTGTAAAAATATTAGAGGATATATTTGAATCGTTTATAGGTGCCATATATTTAGATTTTAATGAAACTGAAGTGGAACACCCTCGGTTAGATTTTTATTCTGGTTTAGGTTTTCAGATATGCCAGGTTTTTATTATCAGTATTATTGAAAAATTTGTAGATTTTAGTGATTTAATATTAAATGACTATAATTACAAAGATCAACTTATGCGTTATTTCCAACAGAAATTTAAACATACTCCCAAATATAAAGAAATATTGGTTGAGGGACCGCCAAATAATAGGAGTTTTACAATGTGCGTTATGAAAAATGATAACACAGTTTTAGCGTATGGTAAAGAGAAATCTAAGAAAAAAGCTGAACAACTTGCGTCAAAAAATGCATTAATTAATATGGGATTAATTGAAGAATAATTTAATTTAATTTAATTTAATTTAATTTAATTTAATTTAATTTAATTTCAAAAAAATTTTTTTATTTACTAATATTATAAAATGACTAGGAAATATAATAATAAACTTTTTAGACGAAAGTCTAAATCAACAAAAAATAAACGAAGTAACACAAAAAGTAAACGAAGTAACACAAAAAGTAAACGAAGTAACACAAAAAGTAAACGAAGTAACTCCCGTAAACGAAGTAACTCCCATAAACGAAGTAACACTCGTAAACGAAGTAATTCCCATAAACGAAGTAACTACCGTAAACGAAGTAACAATCGTAAACGAAGTAACTCCCGTAAACGAAGTAATTCTTTAAAAAATAAGAAAAGTTATAGCAAAAAAAAACTAATTCGAAATAAAAAAGGAGGGGCAGATGAAGATTTTTATAGTAGTGTTCGTCAAAGTGGTTCTTCTAATGGCACTGACAGTCCTACTCTAAGTGCGGCTAGTTATCATACAGGTGATACTCCTCTAAGTGCGGCTAGTGCGGCTAGTGCGGCTAGTTATCATACAGGTCATACTCCTACAAGGGGGGGATTACCAGCAATATATTTAAATCCAAATCCAGAAGCAGGAGCAGGAGCAGGAACAGGAACAGGAGCAGGAACAGGAACCACGTCAAACAATAACGCAGCAACTGAATATATAAGAGCATGGGATAATGTGGGCAAGGAAGATCCTTATGGTGAGAATTTTATCCCTGGAGATGTGCAGGGCTCAATAAGTAGTCTTCGCAACGCAGTAGCTAAAGAGAAAAAACAAGTCAAAAAAACAAAAGAAGAAAAAGCAGCAGCAGCAGCAGCAAAAAAAGCAGCAGCGGCAGCAGCAAAAAAAGAAGCAAAAGAAGCAGCAGCAAGAAAAACAGCAAAAGCAGCAAAAGCAGCAGCAAGAAAAGAAAAACAATCAGTTGGTGCATCATCAGCAACAAGATCAGGTGAAGCTCCAGTAGTTTCCTTTTCTACAGCAATGTTAAAAACCCCACAACAAAGAAGAGCAGCAGCAAGAAGAGCAGCAGCAAGAAAATCAGCAGCAAAATAAGCAGCAAAATAAGCAGCAAAATACTTATACCTATCACAATAATAAAATATAAATATTATTAATACCTTTTATAATATAAACCCAAATCTTTATAGGTATAAAAATTCATAAATTCGTTTAGAAATTACTTTACCTATTTTTCTTTTTTTCCCTTTTAATTCTATATTTGTAAAAAGATTTTCTCTTTCTTTTTCCAATTCTAAATTATTATATTCGTGAATTATTTTTTTTATAGAAGAATATTTATCTAATATAGTATCCACGAATATTTTAGATACACCTGGAATTTGTAATAATATAAATTGATTATATACTTCCGGTGTTAAACATTTCTTTTTAGTTAATATTTTAGTATCTACATAATCCAATGTAGTATCAGGAGCTTCTTTAATTAATTTAGATACGCATTTCTTATCCTTTAATGTTTTATCTATTAACCTTTCAATAAAATATATAGTTTCATCCATATTCTCAGTTCTATAAATATTTAGACCGTCTCTAAACATAGTATTTATAATACTTCCCTGTAATGTTTTCTTATCAACTTTACCGTGTTTCATATCTTTCAATTCACCTTCTATTAAAAATAATATATTTTTAGTGTCTAAATCTGAATTAAGTAATCTATATTTTTGTTCTTTGTGTCTCCCATCTCTAATTGACGCTGCTAAATCAGCAGCAGTTTTCCTCTCTATTAGTAAAATAATATTATTATCATATTTTAAAATTATATCACCAAGAGTTAGATTTACAATATTACAATATGATTTTGACTCGAAATATTCCTTTAAACATTTTTCTCGATAATCAATTTCTAATGTAAATTTACCCATATATATTTTAATATATAATTCTTTTATATATTAAAATAAATGATTATAAAAGAAATTTTTAATTTTAATAAATAAATGATTATAAAAGATTTATTTAATTCAATGTCATACCAGAGACTTCGGTTGATTGTTTATATTCTTCATTTAAATCGTCATATCCTCCTATTTTAGTAACTGGATAGAAAATACCATTTTTACCAACAGGTTTAAATTGGATTAAGTTAGACCCTCCATTTTTATGAGAACTTTCAAGTGTGCTTTGTTTTTTATACGCTTCTTCCAAACTCAATAATTTTACTATAATTTTAACAGACCCAGATTTAAAAGATATATCAATTTGTTTATTTTCATAATCTAAATTAAGCTCTTTTAATCTCATAAAAATAATATATCTCAATCGTGTTTTTATTGTATCAATATCTTGATTCTTTAAATCGCTTAATTTCATTCCTTCAATTGTAAAAATAATTTCATCTTTATTTATTTCAAATTTAATTTCTTTATCTATTTTCAAAATTTCTTTTATTGTATCATTTATTTGTTTCAAAAATTCTGTACTTGGCATATTGCTTATAAAGAAATCTGTTTTAACTGTATTTTTTTCCGGTTTGGGTTTAGTTTCAGTTTCAGGTTTAGTTTCAGGTTTAGTTTCAGGTGTAGGTTCTGGTTCAGGAGAAGGTTCTGGTTCAGGTGAAGGTTCGGGAGAAGGAGATGGTTCTGGTTCAGGAGAAGAAACAAAATGTTCTTGTGTTTTATAAGCAAAATTATAAATAATAAATATTATAATTAATACTATTAAAAATAAGTTTTTAATAATTTTCATTTATTATTTATAAAGATAAAAAAGTAAGTAAAAAAGTTTATTAAACTATTTTAATATAAGGTGCAAAAATACCACTAACTCCTTCTGGTTCATATTGGACTATATTTTCTGTTCCACCCGGCATATTAAAGGTGGACATAAATTGTTTCCATTCTTCAATATCACTTAAGTTTTGTTCTTCTATAGGTTTATCACTTGGTCCTAGATTATATTCTTCAGATAAAATCTCTAAAATAATTTTAAGAGATCCGTGTAAAACGAATACTCTTATTCTTTCCTTTGGAATATTATACATCTCATTTTTACTTGATATATATAAATCTTGTAAATGTTTATAATAAATTTCTGTCATAACATTTTTAATATGTTCTCTCTTTTCTTTTATTTGTATATGATGTTCAATATTACTACCATTAATTTCAACAGTAAAATAATATTTATTTTCTATATATTTAAATGTAATTTGTGAACCTAATATTTTTTCTATTTTTGCTTTAATAATTTTTCTTAATGTTTGAGTATTAAAATCAGTTATTCTGAATTTAACGGGTCCTGCTGCTCCTGCTACTGCTGCTCCTGCTACTGCTGTTCCTGCTCCTGCTGTATTATCAGAACATTCCGGACTTGGTCCGGGACAAATTTCATTATCTTCTTGTGCCTGAGGAATAACAGGACAATCTTCCATAGTTGGTGCGGGAGTAATTAATATTTCATTTTCTAAATCCATTTTTGCTTTTTTTAATCTCATATATTCACCCATAACTCTTTTCTGTTCATTATACCACACTATTTTATCTTTATGATCATTTGGTAATTTTTTAAATTCGTTTTGATCAGTAATATCGTTCCTCTTCATTAAACTTTGTAATAAAGTATCTAAGTATGGTCTTGAACGCCAATATTTGTTTTGTTCTTTAACAAAATCTTCATTTACCTTAGCTAATTCACTTTCTAATCTATCTTTTTTAGAACAAGAATTAAAATTTTCTACGAGATAATTACCTCTAAATCTTTCATTATTTTTAACACTAGTATTAAGATTATTTAAATTTCCACAACTAATATATTTTTTTTCGTGGTTTGGTTTTTCTCTTTCAATTTCATAATTTGTTTTTGCTTCTAATGTTGAATTTAATAATTTTAGATAAATATCATGTAATTTTTTTACATTTTGATGTAAAACTGAGCTAGAATCTAAAGGAAACTTTTTATCCTCTAAAAATAACTGATACCATATTGGATAGTCTTTACCTTTATACATTTTATCAAATATTATTTTTGTATCTTCAAACTTTCCAGTTTCTAAATTAAAAATATCAATTTCTATAATTTTCCCTTGTGTATTTTTATAAGACCTTAATCCTGAATATTGTTGTTCAATTGGTGTTATATCAATATCATTTTTTACAAAATAATCTTGAACAGTATATGTAGTTGTAGATGATTTTAAGTTCGTATTTATATGGGTTTCAAAATTTTTATCTTTGTTAATATCTATTATTAATTTTTTATAAATTTCCGAATTTTTAAAATTATTTAATTTTTCAAATTCAACTACCATTATAGATTCTAATCTATCTTCTTCTTTACAATTTCCTTGATATTTGCCAGTATCAAAATTTTCAATAATAGAATTACCTATAAAACACTCGGGATTTAATTCACCTACTATACCTTCGCAATTTTCTCCTCCTTTTTCTTCTTCTTTTTCTTCTTCTTCTTCTTCTTCTTTTTCTTCTTCTTCTTTTTCTTCTTCTTTTTCTTCTTCTTTTTCTTCTTCTTTTTCTTCTTCTACAACTATACATTTATATGGTGTTTCATTTTTATTATAAAATTTATTAAATAATGTTATTATGTTTTCTTTATTAATATTAATATTACTACCGTCACTTTTAATATCTTCTGCTTCCCACTCTTCAAATTTAAAATCTTGAGGATATTTTTCTTTTAATTCATATTTTTTAGATAAATATTTTATGTCTATTCCAAAAGTATCTTGATAATTTGTAGAATTTGCGGGATTTGTATAATTTGCGGGATTTGTATAATTTGCGGAATTTGCGATATTTGTTGGATAACTTATTATAATTGACTCTTTTCCATTATCAGAATTATATTTTATTCCCATATCCTTATTATTCATATCCTTATTATTCATATCCTTATTATTCATATTATTCATATTATAATCAACAAACTCCATTGTACCTTTAAAATTAATAATTTCTTCTTTTTCTTTACAATCAAATAATTTTAACATTATTTCTTCATTTTCATTAATATAATTTCTTCCAATTATTCCAATTTTATCTAAAATTCTGTTTTCTTCATCTATTGTAGAAAATACAATTTGATAATTAATATTTTGATTAAAAAATCCTTCTTTTAACTTCCTTTTATTTTTTAAATTAATAAAAATAAGTAATAAAACAACTATTACTAATACTATTAAAATAATATGTTCTTTTTTTAACTTTTTTAACATTATTACTATATATAAATATAATAAATAAAAAATGAAATAATTTTTTATTTATTATTAAAAAAAAAATATGAAAATAATTTAGGTTCTATTTGTATTATCTTTTACATAATCAGCTTCTTCTTTATATGTAAATTTAGGTAATATAGACCCTACACCGTGAAATTCCATAACATTAGAGTTTCCACTGCCTAAATATCCGGCAGGTTCTAAAGCAGAATTGCCTCTTGTTAATTCTGCTTCTGGAATACATACTTGGTTTCTTCTTTGCGGAACATCCCAATGTTCTGGAGCCAAATAACTATATCCTGGCATACCTAATTTATCTTTGTCGGGTGGATTTCTAATATATCCACCATTCTTTGCGTTTTCTCTATTTTTTTTATTTTCTGCTGCGGATTCCGCGGTTTGTATGCCTATACCTATTGCGGTTTGTGTTATATCTCCTGTTTCTGCTACATCTCCTGTGGAAATTATATCTCCAGTCTTGGTTTTTATATCATAAGAATGAGTGCTTCTATCTTCACCGCCTCTATTAGTACCACTTGCTTGTTCGAAACCTTTTTTAAAGGCGTCCGCAAATCTCTCATTATTTCTTGGTGAAGAAGTTTTAATGTCTATAACCGGAGAGAAAATATTACTTGTTCCAGTAGGTTTAAACTGGGAGATATTTGGAAGATTTGGTCTTCCTGAATAATCTTCTCCTCCAGCTCCTCCTGCTCCTCCACTAAAATTGTGAGTGTGCATATTTCCTCCTCCCATATTTCCTCCACCTATTTTATTATTAGCCATTTTCTCTAATATTTCTGTCATTCTTTGATTTGAAATAGTAAGTAAGTCCCTCATATATTTAACATTGTCATTATCTACACCTTGTTTTCTTTCGTAAATCTTTGACATATGTTCAAATAATGAAATATCCCTCATAACTTTTTCCGCATCATATTCGGAATTGAGAACTGCTTGGTCAGAAATACCTTTATACATTTCTAAAATATCTCTTAATGTTTTCATCATGGAACTTTGCATATTATTATCGTCAATAATAGTAATAAAAACTTTAATTGAACCAGGTATTAACTCTATAAAAATATTCTCAGGAAGAATATTATTTCTAGTAGAAACTATTCTATTTTTAATCATTTCTTTGAGTTTTTTCTTATTTAAATCAGATACTCCGTCAAATGTTATATCTTGAATTGTGAATCGAATTTTATTACCAGTATTATCTTCTTCCTCTTTAATTTCTTTATCATTTCCTATATTTAATAATCTTCTTATTTCAGTTTTAAATTCTTCTGTTAATAATATCGGTGTACTACTAGGGCCTACATTTTGTTCTGCTGCTTGATTTGCTTCTGGATTTGCTGCTAATGAAATTTGTCTTTTATTTGTAGAGATGTTTTCTTGTATTTTCTCACTAATCCCTGGTGCGAGACCTTTTAATATTTTGTCTGTTATATCATCAATTATCCTCTGTATTTTTTGAATTAAAGAAGTGCTAAATTCAGTTTGATTATCATTAAATGTCTGTAAATCAGTAAGTATACTACTTATTTTTGTATTGGTTGTAGTATCTTGTAAATATTCTATTGTGGCAGCAAATGAACTTTTTATTTCTGAAAATTGAGTTGTATTGTTTCCTATTAAAGTATCTATTTTGTTACTCAACGCATCTAATTTTTCTCCAATATCTTCATTTTCACCACTATTTCCGCCACTATTTCCGCCACTATTTCCTCCACTATTTACACCACTATTTCCTCCACTATTTACACCACTATTTACACCACTATTTCCGCCACTATTACTATTTGAGACACTATTACTATTTGAGACACTATTTGCTACTTTTGTTGTGAATATATATCCTTCACTATTAGCAACAGCTAATTCTTCTTCTTCTTTTTCTTCTTTTTCTTCTTCTTCTTCTTTTTCTTCTTTTTCTTTTTCGTCAGCATCTTTTGATTCTTTTACAGTGGTTTCATAAGCTTCATATTCTTTTGTTATTTCATCTAATAAGTTTTGTGCTCGTAATATTTTATTATCAACAAATTCGGCAGA